GATATTTCATTCTGTTGCTAGTTTTGAAGAATCCCTCTACAAGAAAAAAAACAAACAGCGGGAATGCAATTCTGCCCAAAATAGAAAATAGATTGGACAAATGTAATAGAAAACCTTGCCCATTTAAATAAGGTGTTATTAAAGCGTTATTAACGTGATCTATTAGCATAGATGCAAATGCCAAATACTTTAGTTGTGATCCATTGAAGATCTGGAGCTTCTTTAATTTTGTCTGGTTGAACCTTGTATCCATAATAATCTCCATTCCGCCGCCAAGTCGGCGGCACAAATAGTAATGAAAGTCATTCAATTCTCCACGTTATTGATAAAATACTTCTTGAAGAAGCTACACTACAAAGCACGGGGAGGTGAGTCGTAAAGACTATCTTCGTTTTAGACAGCATACTAATCAGTGTAAGTCCCATTTTTCAAGCACAAATAAGTGGCTCTATAAGACCGTACAGTAAGAATTGTTTTAACTTCTCTGTTAAATGTGTGATGGAACAGTCAATGGCTTCTTTATCTTACTTACAGTGTACTATCGGTGCATTTATGACATTTACAGTTTTTCCGTCGATATTCATAGAAAATTCTCCAGTTTCCATGTCCATTGTGTTATGACATTTAATACATTTCATTGTAAATCATCCTTGAAAAATTCCGATTTGATTCTCCCATTATACCATCTCGCTACATCTCCTTCAACGTAAAACTCACCGTCCACAGCCCCTTATAACTGGTATCTTTCCTCAGCTTCGCCTTATACCCAGTCACATACATCTCCGCCAGTTTCAGTTCCGCTGTCTCCACATCAAAATACTGCACACTGATCTTATCCTTCTTCGCATACACCGCCAGCTTCTTAAGCCACTTCGCCGTAACAGAAAACGACACCGGAATGCTCACAACGCCATGCCGCACCACATCCCTCTGTGTCGTCCCTGCTTCCGTCTCACCGCCAGAATCCGCTTCCACATCCTCCAGCTCCACCTCATAAGAATCCGGAAGCGGCAGGTTCTCCCCGTCAAACACAAGATACTGAAAAAAAGCCATCCTATCTACCTCCGCTCCTCAGACTCATTCTCTGCTGTGCCGTCACGATCACCTCATCCAGCAGCTGGTTCCCCAGATAAACCGGAATCACCAGATCCCCCTGCTGTCCTTTCTGATCACCCAGCACATCCTTCAGCGCCGCCACAATACCGGCAGTCAGATCCGCGCCGCCGGACGGTCCCGTACCGGTCATCACACCGCTGTCTGCCATAGCCATCTGCGGCGAAACCACCATATCCGCAGCCACACTGTTCACAGCCGCCTTTACCATTCCCCTGCTCTTCTCAATGCCCTCAGCCAAACCATTCATAAAGTCAGGCATCCAGCTCTCAAAATCCGTCAGAGGGCCTTCATCCGGCACAGAGAAATGCAGATGGGAACGAATCGTATTTGCCACATCCGTCACCGCACTGGCAACTGCACCAATACAGCTCCGGATACCATTTACAATGCCATTGATGATATCCGCACCCCACCGCCATCCGGCAGACGCAAGGCTTGTAATATAATTCACCGCATTCCCCAGTCCGTCCCTGATCGTATTATAAATCCCGGAAATAGTACTCCGGATTCCGCTCCACAT